CCGCAAGGTTAGAGGCGTCAAATTCAATCGTCTGGTATTTGGCCTTAATATCCCTGGCCTTGTTCAAACATTCAGACACGGCCCCTTCGATTGTCAGGCTAATGCCGGTAATCCGCTTACCACCTGTTATCCAGCTACACTCCCAAGCATTGTCATCTTCGCCCCAATTCAAGAGAACGCTTGTACCTTGCTGTTTCATAGCGTCTAGGGTGTCAGCTAAAGTTTGTCGCTTGATTAGTTCCATTATTTTATCATCCTGTCCAGTAGTCGGTTTAGTTCCTCTAGTTCGGCCCGGTCACGTCTCAAGCGGGTTAGGCGGCGGCGGATAATGATGATGTCGTAGAGATAACAGGTAGCGAGGGCAAGGGGGAAGAGGGCCAGGATAGCGAGGGTGATTAGGTCAGTCATTGTATGTACCATTATCCAACTCCGCTTCTAAATCCTCAATCTCCGTTAGTATATCAGGCGGTGTAGCTGAGCCGGTTCGGGCTGCTTGTTCTTTTAGCTTTGCCAGTCGTCTAACCTTTTGTTGCAATAGTTTACGATGTGACTTTTCACGCTCTGATATTGCCTCTAGCAGATCGTCTTTAGCTGCCTCCATTTGTTTGAGGTTTTGAGGCAGGATGGCTAATAAAATATCGTCAGTTTGTTCGGCCCGGTGATCTGCCTCATCTAATCTGACGTTAATCGAGGCTAAGTCTTTGAACGCTTTTTGAACGGCAGGCACTAGGCCGGTTAGCATATCGTTGTTTGATTGGGAATCGGCTCGGTTAGAACGGGATACCGAAGCGGATATGGATAAAACGTGGGCGATGCGTCAAAAGCGGTTTAATCTGACTGATCAGCAGCTTTACTTTTTGAGGGCTATTTGGGAAAAGATGAGATGAATCAAAAATGGATAATCCAGCAGTACAGTATGGAAAACCCCCTCATTCTCGCTTATGAAGGTAAGCCTCTTTTGGTGGTAGAGTTCGATGGAAAGGACGACGAGATTCATACTAAGGCGTTCAAAGTCCTGAACCAAATTGTTGAGGCACTTAACAAAAATGGCGTTGAGATAAAAGAGGATTGACAAAACCGTGCTATTATCATTCTCACTGGCCTGACAAGAGACGACTCACCGATAAATGGCGAGTCGTCTCACTTTGTCTATAGAGTGTTTTGGCTGGACACTACTTCACCCCCTTTGGTATCCTCTATCAACCGTTGTAGCTCAAGTGACTGCCCCTCAACAATGTCAAAATCATCGAGTTTAGGCGAGATGTTAGCCCATCGCTTCAAAATGGCTTTTAATCGTTCGTTTTCTTCGTGCTGAGATATTCTGGTATTAACCACCATTTCAAAATCGTCGCGCTGTTTGTAGATAATCGATTGCAGATCATTGAACAAAAAGAAAGCGCCTTCTGCCATTGTTAAATACCACGCCATTTTCTCGCGCAGATCCTTGGCGATACTATCTGCGGCAATTTTGGCATTTGCCAGCATTGTGCTTACCGCGTCGGTCATGGCGTCCAGCTTGCTTTTACCTTTGATTGCGTCAGCGAAATTAACGGCGGGCGTGTACAGAGTTACGGTTAGTTCGGCTTGTAGTGCTGACACATGATCCAGCAAGGCGGTTTTGGCTTTGTTGACAATCTCGGCTTTGCAGCTTTCTTTTTTGGACTTCTCGATTTTTTGCAGAGTCAGCCGGTTTTCTCTTGCTAGTTCTTTCAAGCTGTTTTTAAGCGAAATAGTCCTGTTTAGGTCGTCAAACTTGGCGATAACATCTTCTTCTTGCTTATCAAGCCATTCTTCGGCCTTTTCAAGCGATTTAATGGCCTTGTTGATGTTCACAAAATCCTGGTCAGTTTCAGGCGATGTATTAATGCGACCAATAAAGTCAGTTAAAGCGCCGCCAAACAGTTCAAGATTCGATTCAACCGCTATTGATCCCGTAACAATGATTGATGGAAGCATCAAATCATCAACAAGCGTGGCAGTTGCGGGGATGTATTCCGGCTCTGGCGAATAGTTAGCCAGGTCGATATAAAATTGCTCGGCGGCGGCTTCAATGCGGTCAAACCAAGATTGTTCAGGATAAATCCACATATGAGCGCAATTATTCTCGGTGCCGTCCGATACCATAAACAGCCACTTTTCAGCTCCGGTAACTAACAGGCATTGCTGCGCTTGCGGCATATGAGTGTCTGGCAACTCTCCGGCGCTTACTTGCTCAAATAGCGCCTTGTTAAACTGCTTATGTTCAAAGCCGATGGTTTCCATCATGTTCAGGCCGTCGCATGACGCCGACAGTCGGCCATAGCTCCAAGTGGTAGCGTAAAGCTCATCGCCAATGATTGCTTCCGCTATCGGTCTTGCCAGTGCTTCTGTTTCGTGGCCACGATCAAATATGCGCTGGGTGTTTGCGTCAACATCAGGTGTAATGCCGGTTGATTTGATCTTTAACAATTCCGTTCTGCTTGTGTATTTTGACAAGCCAAGGACTGACGCTATTTCGCTTGCGCCAATATGTTGCGCTCTGAAATCATGCCAAGCAGAATCTCCTTGGATTAAGTCATGCTGCTGTCTTTCCATTATTCCCCCTCGTGTGACCAGCTATCGATGGTCAATTTTTGTTCTTCGGTTAAAATGTATTTTGTTTCCAGCATGGCAATCAACGACTGCGGCGATTTTTTACCGGACAAAATAGCGGCTCGCCATGATTCTTGATTCGCCATGAAGCGTTCGTCAGGGCAATACTCAAGCGCGGGTTTTTCATATGCTGGCGCTTGCTTGGTTACTCTTTCGCCAGATTGAACATCTATCTCAACAATCCTCTCGGCCTCGTCCTGGTCGTATATCCCAACAAACCCGAACGCCAGCCTTGCGCATTGAATAAGCGCCTTGTGTCGCAACATGCGTTTAGGATGCGACTTCCAAGGCGGCGCGTTATCGCGCTTGCACTCGCTCAAGTACTCGGTAACTTTTACCGGATGGCCGCGATCTTTGCGGTAAATAATGCAAGTACAAGACTCCTCGTTTTGCTCGAAGTCCATGCCGTCAAACTGCGAGTTCTCGTTGATGATCCTTGCCCAGCCATCAACGCCAACCACCGGAACAATGCCGTTTTGCCTATCAGGAAAGGCATATATTTCACGAGTCCAGGGGTTTAGTCCGTATTGCTGAGCGACCAGCATTAAAGCCGTCATTTGTGCGTCAGTTACTTGCCCTTTAAAAGCTGTAGCCTTTAGCGTTGCCATCAGTTCTTGTGCGTTGGATTCGCCAAGCTCGAAACGCTTTGCCATATTTGATGTAAGCGTTGTTAGTGCGGTACTCATATCGAAACCACTCCAGTGTATTGGCGCGGATTGCGCCGAATAATTAATTTAGAAGCCTCTGTCACAGACTCAAAGTGTTCATCGGCCATGACGTTGGCTATATCGGTGCCGTTGCTCAGTATTTCCTCGATGACGACTTCCGGCTCCATCGGATCATTGGTCAACATGCCTCTAACAGTTAGAGTCATGCCAAGGTAATTCAGGTCTATTGCGAAGTGGCTCATTTTGGCCTCGCAACAACACTAATAATCTTTCTGCCATACGCTTGGCGTCTTGCGTCTCTTGCTGCCTCGGCCTGGGCTACCTGCTTGCAGTTGGCGTGGATCTCGTTACGGATAACTTCTTTATTGTGGTAATGGGCTTCGGTTAAGAAAATCATTTTTATAGCTCCTTAATCATTGCGTCGGCTATCAATCGAGACTCTATCGCCAAAAGTTTTATTGTGTTTTCAGGTAGAGAGTCATACATTGATCTATTGCTTAACATCCCTGACATAGCCATAGCTGCGAAATACTCGCGCTTAGTTAAGCCGCATTCGATAACTTGATGCTCGTGTACTCCTCCATGAGATAACCAAGGGAAAGCCGATTTTTCTTCATTAATTACTGCGCTCATTTCCGCACCATTTCGCTTTTTGCAGTAATGCAACCATCATGCGCTGGTACGCTTCCAATCTCGCCGTACAAATAAACCAAGCTGACTGCGATAGCGGCTGAAATAATAAAAGCCCCTACTGCTAGACCACGGTAAAAGTCGTGCGCTTCATCGTCGCTTCTGTAGGCTGTTGAGCAACCTACTTCTGCAACTCTTTTTTCAAATTGTTCTTCTGTTGTTAATCTGCTCATTGCAAAACTCCTGATGTTATTAGGTAGATAGCCAGCAACGCATTAACCTTTTACTAATGCGAGCTTTCCACAGCTCATATACTTTCGACTCGGTTTAAAGTGGGCCGAAACTCCACCTGCTGGCTATCACGGCTGGCGACTTGAAGGAATCGAACCTTCTTCTACGGGTGCGATGCCCGTCGAGCTACGCGCAGATAAAAAGTTACTTTGACGTCCTTTCGCTAATTACCCTATGCCCTATCTGTTCCACTAAGATAAAGTCACCATGCGTCATAACCATCAAGGTGCCTGTCTTTCCAGGCGGTCAGCAGCCGACCTATCTGCGGCGGGCCGTTAGTGGTGTGCCAACCTACAATTTCTTTTCGACTTCATCGGCCTTGCTTCTTCCCCAGGTCAACGCGCCTTTGATGATCGCGCTGATCTGGTTGCGGAAGAAAATGCCGGTCGCTATTCCAAGGCTGTAAACCAGCACTTCATTGAGAATAAAGACCAGCATCGGCTTAGCCTTCCAGCGCTTGCAGCAGCAAATCACCCAACAACAAACCTTCGGCTTCGTCAGTCGTTTTTGTATCAACGATGTCGAATTTCGCACCCAGGTTGTCGTCAAGATCCACCAAGAAAGATCTTGCTTGCGGATCATTGCCCACTTGCAAGAACAAAATACCGGCGTCGTCTGTGTCGCCTTCGCCGTTGTCGCTCAGGCCTTCGGCAAAGTTACGGATAGCGGACTTAACTGCTTCACGGTCGTTTGGTTCGCCGTCGGTTACGACCACGATCAAGATTGGTTTTGCTGGGTTTGCTGTGTAGCGGTCAAAAACGGTTTTCAAAGCTGACGCAGTATCGGTGCCGCCGTTTGGCTCGTTTTCTTGGAACACTTGTTCCACTTTGTCGGCAGTAACGCCGTCGTAAACTTTCAGCGTGTTAGCAAAAGGAATAACGGTAATGCCGTCTTTGTCGAACTCTTCGGCTTTACGCGCAATGGCCAAGGTAGCTTCTTGTGCTTCTTGCCAGCGGGTTTTGCTGTGCGCACCGGCAGCACTCATCGAGCCGGATTTGTCGATCAAAATGAATATGTCGCGGTTATCTAATTTAGACATGAGTTTCTCTCAAGTTGGTTAATGGTAAAAAGAGCCGGGCATTTCACCCGTTCGACGGTTCGTTTTATTTCTCGGCTTGCGATCACCTAACAACTAAGCCAAGGCATTGCCAATCTTTAAAACTGAGGCTGGTACTTAACTAATCGACCGTTAATAATTGGTTTTTCATATACACCAGCGCCTATCGATCTACCTTCGCAGGTAGCACATAAAATTCCGTTTTCAGGTATGGCCGCATACATATGGCCTTTACCCATAAAACCGTGTCCACCGCACCAGAACGTCAACGCCGTGTGTGTAAGCTTGCCGTTTCTCCAATACTGGTTGGCGCTTCTTAATCTATGGACGTATTCGCCTTGCTTAGATTTGTAGAATGGCAGCGCATAACGAACGCCTTTAGTTACATTCCCAGGTGCGCTATACCCGTAATCATTTTTAAGCTGTAGCTCTACTTTCATAAATCCTCAAAATCGTGCGACTTACCCAAAAAACCCGGCATTGCTGCCGGTAGTTAGTAGGCACGGAGCGCATCGCCGTGTTGGAATGTATTAAAGCACAGCTTTACAATCGCGTCAAGTTTTATTTAAAGCGCAGCTTTACTTTATTTTGCAGGCACAAAAAAAATCGCTTTCGTTTAAGGTAAAGCCGTGCTTTAATGGCGCCATGTTAGAAGAAATCATAAGCACATACCCTTCTGAGGCTGAGTTTTGCAGAGCTGTTGGATTAAAGCACCAGCAGTACTTAACGCAGATAAAGAACAAAACAAGGCCGATCCCGCCAAAGATGGCTATTGCCTTGCTTAATCTGCATGGGGTGCCTTTGCACGAAAGCAGACCGGAAATATACCCAGCCAGTGTCTATCCTATGTCACCGGAGACTGTACGGAAGGGCAATAGGTAAATGTTTAAACAGTTTGAGCGGATAGGTTAGCTACCGAACACCCGTTACCTTGCCGGGCCTCCGCCAATTATTGCAAGGGTTATTTAATGGAATAACGATGGATGAATCAGAACAATTTAGCCCGGTATTGAAAGCGCTATCGGCTCGCGTTCGTTTTTCTGCAATTTGCATAAGGCGAGGCGATTATAAAAAAGCACTGGCTGTATTAGAGCAATGCGAGCGAGTTTTGCCATTGCCGACAAAAACGAACTGGAGGGCAGCGAAAGAGGCTGCTAACAGAGCTATTAATGGCTGATCCTTTCTCAATCATGCCTATCCAGGCTTTTCAAGATGATCGTTTAACTAAGACCGATTTAAGGGTTCTTGGGGCTATCCTATCTTGGGCTGATAAAGACAGAAACGCGCACCCAACGCGCGACCAAATAGCGGATAGATGTAATTTGCCACTGTGCAAAATTTCAACATCTACCACGCATCTAGTTGAGCTTGGATGGCTAAAAAAAAACGGTACTGGAGGGCACTCGAAAGCGAGTGATTACCAAGTGATTATCCCAAATTTATTACAAAAAACCGTTACCGAATTAGTAACGGTAATTGATGAAACAGTTACCGATTTAGTAACCGTTACCGAAACGGGAACCGTTACCGAATTAGTAACCGGAACCGTTACCGAATTAGTAACTTTTACCGTTACCGAATCGGTAAGGGGCATAATACAGACCAATACAGACCAAGTACAGACCACTATTTCGGTCAAATCGAAAATTGAAAGTCTGTTTGAAGAATTCTGGGCGGCATACCCCAGGAAAGTTAGCAAAGAGCCAGCTTTCAAAGCGTTTGCCAAACTGAAACCAGACGAGCAGTTAGCATCGGAAATTCAAGCCGGGCTTTTACGGGCCAAAACTCTGGACAGTCGCTTCTTGGATCGTGGATTTATCCCACACGCAGCCACATGGCTAAATGCCAAAGGCTGGCGGGATGAGTTTGACGCGCAAACTGCATATTCCCGGAACCAACCCGCACGTATTGGAGAGCGAGGGGCGCAGGAAACAGCAAGGCCGGTGTTGATGGAGACATGGGGATGAAGCGAGAAGAATTGGAAGCAATTGTTGTCGGCGTCCTGTTGGCAAATCCTGAAAAAATTGCAACGGCAGACCTTGAGCTTAGCGATTTTGGGATAGAGCCTTGGAAGTCTGTTTTTTCAACAATGCGAGCAATCATCTCGCAAGGGTTGGAAGTTGATGTTTTTTCAGTTTCGGAGGGAATTAAATCTGTTTCTCTTGGCGATTTGATCGATGAATCCAGAAACGCTAGGGCTGCATCGAATCTGCCGCATTACGTGGCAGAGCTACGCAAAGAGGCAAGACGAGAAACCCTACAAGACCTATGCGGAAAATCAATTTCTGCTTTGGGTGACGGATTGGACGCTGATAAGGTTCGTGGCAGGTTGATAGCTCGCTTGTCTGAAATGGATGGTAACAGAAACCGCCACGATTACAGCATACACGAGCTTACAAATTTGGCTGTTTTGCACCTTGAAACGGTTGAGGAAGCCAAGAAAAACGGCAGAACTGTAGGAGTTCCAAGCGGCATATTTGGCATTGATGCTGGAGCCGGTGGGTTTCATAAGTCAAACATGATTGTTGTCGGTGCCAGGCCAGGGATGGGTAAAACAGCTTTTGGCTTATCGGTCGCCGTCAATGCTTCACGGGCTGGCTACAAGGTGGGATTTATATCAACCGAGATGAGCGCTGTTGAGGTTGGTATGCGGCTTATGTCGTTAGTTTCCGGTGTGTCGTCTACATCCATTCGTGATGCAAGCGTAACGCCAGAAGGTTATCAGCGGATTATGAATAAATCAGAAGATTTAAAAACATTGCCCATTCGCGTTTTGGATAAGCCAAGTTGCTCAGTTAGCGACGTGATGATGCAAGCAAGAGCGTGGTCATTAGCTGGCGGCTTAGATTTGTTGATTGTTGATTATATCCAGCGGCTAATTTCAGACGACAAAGCAGACAACCGGACAAGAGAGGTCGGAAAGTTTGCATCAGGCATGAAAACCATAGCCAGGCAGTTACAGATACCCGTCATGGCGCTGTCACAAATCAACAGAGCATCCACCCAGCGAGCAGACAAACGGCCAACAATGGCAGATTTGCGCGATTCTGGAGAGATTGAACAAGAAGCCGATATGGTGATGTTGCTCAATAGGCCGCATGTTTATGACGGCTTTGCCGATCCAGCAGAGGCGGAAATTATTGTAGAGAAAAACCGGCACGGGCCAACGGCAGGACTAAAAGCGGCTTGGAACGGGGCGACTATGAGCTGGGGCAATCCTACAGCAGCGCAACTTGAACAATGGCGAGCGCATGACGATGAACCGTCTAGCCAGTCAAAACCATACAAGAAACAGGCGGCAGCATGAGCTTTACCGCCAGACTCAAAAAGTTAGCGTCAGAAACCGAGCAAAACCAGAAAGACGCGGCTCAAGCATCCCGTGAAAAGCAGGTACAAATTGCGGCAAAAATTCGCAAAGCATCCAGCGTTTTGGCCGACGAACTAAACGCAAACAGGCGCGTATTCGGCAAGCCTAAAGCCCTGACTGTAGAGTCGGACGGCGTTATGTTGCTGAGCGTTGGTGAATTTACACCGGCTCGGCGTGGGGTTAGTGGGGTGTTTAGGTAATGGCTGCTTACTACAACGAATTTGACCCAAAGGCGGCAGCATGGCTCAGGGAATTGATAAAAGCAGGCTTGATAGCCGACGGGGAAGTAGATGAGCGCAGTATCGCCGATGTTCAAGCAGGAGACATTAGAGGATTTAACCAATGCCATTTCTTTGCTGGAATCGGCGGCTGGTCGTATGCGCTTAGACTTGCAGGAGTTACGGACGACTATCCCGTGTGGACAGGATCATGCCCTTGCCAGCCTTTCAGCACTGCCGGAGAAAAGAACGGGA